CATAGACCACAAATGTAACTTTCATCTTCAGTCTCCTTTCTAGGGCAAAGTAATATAGCCGATCGACTCTATATCAACCCACTACGACTGTTCAAGCTCCATTTGCAAAATTCTCCACATGACCGCATGAGAGTGCCAGGAGATGACGGGAGTCGTGTCGATGCCCGATTGCAAAAGCTCCATCGCCTGCGAACCGCGAAAGAGCATCAACCGCGGATCGTCCTTGATCGTGCGTGGCGGCTTGTACTCCACGAGGATGAACGTGCGGTTGCCGTTCTGCGCGTGCCGCATATGGTAAGCGACTTGGTGCGGGGACAGGCGCACCTTGCGCCCATGCTTCACGACCTTGAGCTCGACCGGGACAAACTCTCCGTTACGGAAGGCCAGAAAGCAGTCTGGGATGCCGAGGTTGACCCTAGACTCGACGCGGGTAATAAGGCAGTTTGATAGGTTGTCCTTGACCCTGTTGTACAGGTTCGTCTCTGGCTTCGCTGGCATCCTTTTGCTCCTCGAACTGCGCCTCGGCGGGCGGTTCCTGTTCGTGCACTAAACTTTCCTCGACCTGCCGAGGCGTCACGTCGATGATCGGGCCGCCGCCAGCGCCGTAAAGCTTCTTGATCTCCTCGAGCTTACGCATGACCTCTTCCTTGCTCATCGAGTCGATCGTGCCGTGGCGGATCTCCTTGCGGTCGATGTAGATCGTGCCGAGAGCCTGCCCTCGGCGGTACTCGGCTTGGACAGCCGCCCCGTAGGCCCCCGCAGCAAGGGCTTGGTCACGGATGACCTGGAGGTCGCGCATATGCCGCTCGTAGGTCGTGCCGTACTTCTCGGCCATCTCCGCGCGCAGCTTCTGGATCTCCGCCACGATATGCGGATTGATGTCTGGATTGGTTAGCGTTTCAGCGTAGTACCGGATCTTCTTCTCGGGGTAGCCCGCCCGCAGGGCCGCCTCCTTGGCGGTGACGTGACCGTCCCCCGAGACAAACTCATTGACGAACTTCCACTCCTGCGTCGTCAGCGCTTGGTCGCGCCTACGGGCCTTGTTGCCCGTTTTCCCGTTGGTCTCGGGCACGGGGGCCGTGATCTTATCAAGCGTGCTCTGGGGGATAGGCCGACCGAGACGGCTCCTGTACTCCTTGCGCTTCTCGCTCACGCCGTCCTCCAGACCCGCCAGCCGTCCTCGACCTTGCGGCACGAGAACTTCATGCCATGCCGCCGGGAATACATCCACGCGGCGCTACGGGCGTTCTTGACCATTGAGGGATCCGTGAGCAGGAAGCTATCTCCAACGTCCATGTCATCGAACGGGTACTTCAACCGTTGGCGATCGTCCGGCAGGGGGACGCTTGATTCAACGTACAACATAGGGGCCACTTTACAACGGAACAATTCTCAAGGCCAGCCCCCATATCCCCCAAACCCCCCAAACCGATTTTTGGCCTTTTAGTAGACTTTTTTAGGGGTCTAATGATTTTTTTTTTTCAAAAAACGACCCGCGCGCGACTTTTATATCAATTTCACCTATAAACTCCCCGTAATGTTCCGTACACTCCTAACTCATTGATTCTCATCACTTATTACGCCATTACTTCTATTACGTCATTTTTCAACTTTTTTTTACAAAAAACACATCAGACCCCTAAAAAGTCTAACTAAAACCCCGAAAACGCAATGTCCCTTGGTCCTTGTTGCGTGATCCCCACACTTTTGCCCAAAAACCACGCCCCAGGCATAAAAAACCCCCGCCCACAAAAGCGGGCGGGGGTCCGTGGCACTTGGCAGAGGTAGTAACCAGCTTCTAGGGAGCGGCCACGGCAACCTATTGGATATGGGAGCCCATACTGTCCCGGAACTCGCCCTCGAGCATCCGTGCGGCGGCGTGAGCGGGCATGATCTCGCCGAACTCGACGCTCGAGACATCGAGGTCCTGTTGCATGAGCCCTGGCACATAGACCACGGGCCCGACGAGGGCGTACTGGGTCCCGTTGATCGTGACGAGGATCAACTGGACGAGGGGTTCGTCGTTGGGTCCTGTGATGCTCATGATGGAAAGATCGCTCATGGGGTATCCATCTTGCGCTTGGCTTCGTACCAATGCAAATCGACGAGCACCCGCTCGAGTTGGTCCTGTAGGCCGTCGCGTTCCTGTTTGAGCCGCCGGATGTCCTCGACGAGGGACTCGGCGAGGTCCTGGGAGACCTCGATACGTCTACGGAGGCCGTAGACGTATTCTCGCAGGAGCAGGTCCTTGATGGGCACGGGAGGGTCATCCGTGGAGTTGATGGCCGGACGCATCATCTGATGACCCCTCGCATGCGATCGGCGACGAGGGTCGCGTAGCCGGCGATGTCGTCCCACTGATCGACGTTCTCGGGATCGCCGTTAACGATGCGTGAGATCTTGGTCGCGATCATCTCGAGGGCTTCCCATTGATCGTCGGCGAAGGTCGTGCCGAAGTCCTGAGCGTGATCGGCCATGGCGCGCTTCAATGCCTGGGCGAGCCGGGCGTTGTCCCGGAAGGCCCCGTAGGCCTTGGCCCGTTCTCCGAGGATCTCGTTGACCGAGGCCGTGCTCGGCTTCGGGAGCGTGACGAGGGTTTCCTTGACGGCCTGGACGATCGGGCTTTCCTTGCCCCCGCGGGCCTTGTCGCGGAGTTTATAGACGTAGGGCAGGGAGAGCTTGAACCGCGCAGCGACGGCCGTGGGTTTGGCCCCGGGGTTATCGAGGAAGTGTTGGTAGGCCTTTTGGGCGGAGGCTTTCATGGTGCGAGTTTTCATTTGGGCAGGTCCTTGTTCTGGGTCAAGAGGGCGTAGCAGGAGGCGGGCACGGTGGATTTGCTTGAGTCGTAGGCACAGGCCGCATAGAGCGGGTCTGGGGCGTAACTGATAGCGGCGGCACGCAGGTAACCGTCGTAAGCATTCAAGGCCGCGACCGCCGTAAAGAGGATCACGATAAACGCACCGATGGCCAAGAGGCCTTTTTCGAAACTATCCATACAATCAATCTCCTTTCTAGGTTAAAAGTACTCGTTTCCACCTCGTGAGCTTCGCCAGTTAGGCGGTGGCACTCTGCGCCACTCGTCATCTCTGAGTGGCCGTCGGAAGTGGACGTAGAGACTTATACCAACTCCGATCAACAATAGCAACAACATTACAACTTCTATCATTTCTTTCTCCCTTTCTTCTTTCGTTTCGGTAGATATCGTTTGGCGGCTTTCTTGCCGAGCAGTCGCTCGAGTACGGCTTTGCGGGTCATCGAAGTATCTCCACTTCGGCTTCCGTTTCTATCCACACCCGTGCGCCGCAGGAGAGCGGTTTGTCGGGCGAGTACACGACCTTCGAAGGCCCGTGTAGCGCGACCTCATGGGCGTAGGTGTTGGACTTGTAGGTTTTAACAGTTAACACGGGCTCGCGTTTCTCCGCTTTGATGTTCTTGCGGATCGCGTGTTGGTTGACGTGAACGATCGTCTTCATCTGACACTCCCAGGTGGGATCTTGGTATGTAGCCAACCCTTTGGAGTCTGTTTATAGCCTACTGCGACGAGCGCCTCAAGCGAGCGGCAGTTCCCATCCATCCGCTTGTGCAGGCGAAACGCATCGGGGGCGGCGAAGATCTGCTTGCACTCTTTGCAGCGGCGGATCTTGGGGACCGCGCTCATTGTCCGCGGACCTCGAGCATGGCATCGGCAACCTTGTAGGCATCGCCCACGAGTTCCCATCGGTTGGGGTAATGTCCGCCCTGGCCGGTGAGGATGGCTTGCATGGCGGCCGTAGCAAAGTAATCGCGCAGCGTGATCCCGCCTTCGATCTTGGCGGAGCCGCGGTCATCGGTAATTCGTTCGGGGAATACGTTCATGATCTCTCCTGCACAATGGCGTCAATGATTTCATCTTCCAACAGCATGCGCTGCGATTCACTCAATACCTTGAGTATATTTACGCGAGCTTTCTTGCCATCTTCTTTCTGAAGTTCCAGGTACGCATCCCGAAGCTCGATCATCGGTGGCAGCACGTAGTCTGCGACCTCGATCGGCTCCAGGATGTCATACGTTATGACGACGTCGAGACTGAGCTGGGTTTGGTGTCTGTTCATCTTTTATCCTATTCGCTTCGATGCGCGCAAGTAGTTCGGCCTGTTTGTACGTCTTTTTGTACGCGATGTTCACGAGCTCGTGCATGAGATAGCAAAAGCTCTTGTTATAAAACACCTTCATCTCGAACAGCATTTCGTAGGTCGAGCGACGTACCATGATCGAGCGAAACCCCCGGATCACGGGCGACGGGCGGTTGTGTTGGGCCCTGCGTTCGCTTTTCCTCTGGCTCTTCTTGCGCTTGCGGCGGTACTTGTCCCGTGGGATCAAGGGCTTCGGTCGAGGCGGAGCGTTGATGTACTCCTCCCAGATACGCAGGTCTTCGGGGTCCGGGACAAACAGGTCTTTCTCTTTAGGCATGGGACTATCCTTTGGCTTCGCCCCAGGAGGGGCCGAGTTCAACATCTACTCGCGAGGGCACCTCGAGCGCGACGGCTTCCTGCATGACCCTTGACGCGTGGTCCGCGGTCTCTCGCCCATCGACGCTGAGGGCGATTTCGTCATGCACTTGCAGGAGCAGGTGAAAGCCTTCCTTGTGCAGCGCGACCATGGCGGCTTTGGTCTGATCCGCCGCGGAGCCTTGGATGAGGCGATTCAAGCCCTTGTAGGTCATCGCGCGTTTGATCCGTGGGCCGTATTCGATGACGGCTTGTTCGCGCGGGAGCGCCTTGTTGATGCCGTACTCGACGGGTTCCCAGAGCGGGAAGCGGCACTTGCGGCCGAGTAGCGTGCGGATCGAGCCGCCGGAGGCGGGGTGTTCGATGCGGCGCATTACGGAGTCGATCGTACCGCGCAAAAAGGGCACGTTGGCGTGGAAGTTTCCGATAAGTTCGGCGGCCTCATCGAGTGGGAGGTCGAGGGAGTTGGCGAGCTTTTGCTTGCCCATCCCGTACATCAATCCGAGTCCGATGGTCTTGGCGGCTTTGCGTTGGATGCCCGCCATATCTGCCACCATTTGGTGGAAGTCGGTGGCGGGGTCGTTGCGATATGCCTCCGACATACGCTCCGCTCCTGGGAGATCGAGTAGGGTGGCGTAGTGGACGAGAAGCCGAGGCTCCTGTGAGCTGAAGTCATTCGCTGCCCAGAGCTGGCCTTCTTCAGGAAGGAAAAGCGATCGTACCAAGGGACCGATGATTTCAT